GACCTTGCTCACCCGTAGGACCAGTTGCACCTGTATCCGCATCTTGTCCTGCCTCGCCAGTGTAACCAGTAGGACCCTGCTCCCCGGTAGGACCAGTTGCGCCTGTATCCGCATCTTGTCCTGCCTCGCCAGTATAACCAGTGGGACCTTGTTCGCCAGTAGGACCTTGCTCACCAGTAGGACCAGTTGCACCTGTATCCGCATCTTGTCCTGCCTCACCAGTGTAACCAGTAGGACCTTGCTCACCCGTAGGACCAGTTGCACCTGTATCCGCATCTTGTCCTGCCTCACCAGTGTAACCAGTAGGACCTTGCTCACCCGTAGGACCAGTTGCACCTGTATCCGCATCTTGTCCTGCCTCGCCAGTGTAACCAGTAGGACCCTGCTCCCCGGTAGGACCAGTTGCGCCTGTATCCGCATCTTGTCCTGCCTCACCAGTGTAACCAGTAGGACCTTGCTCACCCGTAGGACCAGTCGCACCTGTATCCGCATCTTGTCCTGCCTCGCCAGTATAACCAGTCGGACCTTGCTCACCAGTAGGACCTTGTTCACCAGTAAAACCTTGCTCACCGGTAGGACCAGTTGCACCTGTATCCGCATCTTGTCCTGCCTCACCAGTGTAACCAGTAGGACCTTGCTCACCCGTAGGACCAGTTGCACCTGTATCCGCATCTTGTCCTGCCTCACCAGTGTAACCAGTAGGACCTTGTTCGCCAGTAGGACCAGTTGCACCTGTATCCGCATCTTGTCCTGCCTCACCGGTGTAACCGGTAGGACCTTGCTCACCAGTCGGACCTTGTTCACCAGTAGGACCAGTTGCACCTGTATCCGCATCTTGTCCTGCCTCACCGGTGTAACCAGTCGGACCTTGCTCACCAGTAGGACCTTGTTCACCAGTAGGACCAGTTGCACCTGTATCCGCATCTTGTCCTGCCTCACCGGTGTAACCAGTCGGACCTTGCTCACCAGTCGGACCTTGTTCACCAGTAGGACCAGTTGCACCTGTATCCGCATCTTGTCCTGCCTCACCGGTGTAACCAGTCGGACCTTGTTCACCAGTAGGACCAGTTGCACCTGTATCCGCATCTTGTCCTGCCTCACCGGTGTAACCAGTAGGACCTTGCTCACCAGTCGGACCTTGTTCACCAGTAGGACCAGTTGCACCTGTATCCGCATCTTGTCCTGCCTCACCGGTGTAACCAGTCGGACCTTGTTCACCAGTAGGACCAGTTGCACCTGTATCCGCATCTTGTCCTGCCTCACCGGTGTAACCAGTAGGACCTTGCTCACCAGTCGGACCTTGTTCACCAGTAGGACCAGTTGCACCTGTATCCGCATCTTGTCCTGCCTCGCCAGTGTAACCAGTCGGACCTTGCTCACCAGTAGGACCTTGTTCGCCAGTAAAACCTTGCTCACCCGTAGGACCAGTTGCACCTTGTTCTCCTCTATTACCATAAACAACAAAACTAATTATTAATTCTTCTTCATTCGAAAATGGATTATTTTCCGAGGAAGATTGATGTTCTATATTGATTGACCACCAACCACCTTCATCTGTTAAATCAGTAATTGCGAATAATAAAAAAGAATCATTATCTACAGAATTATTCATTCTAACAAAACCCTTAATTTGCGATGTTGAGTTCTTAATTATTTCCATAAAATTGTCTATATTCGCACCATCACTATTTTCACTATCAATATACATAAATGAAGAGGATAGTTGTAGTATATCGTTTATTTTTACATAACCAACACCTGGGTCAGTATCTTGCGTATCACTACTAAATAAATAATCGAATGATGCACCGCCAAAACTTCCGTCTTGACCAGCAGGACCTTGTTCACCAGTAGCCCCAGTACTTCCGGTTAATCCGTCTACACCTCTTCTTCCACGCGGACCGGTTGGACCTAAACAATCATTACCATTATCACAGACGGTAAGTTTACAAACTTTTCGTTCCAAATATGTCCCTTGTTGAAGTCCCTTTTTATCTTTGGGCATACTGTATATCTTAATACATAGAATTGATTTACCCGCATTTTATTATATAAAATTGAAGGGTTATTTATAGTAAGATATTACACATAACTTAACACACTTGTTACTAAAAATGCCCTATTTAACCAGAGGACAAACACATTATGGTGGAGTGTTAAATGAAAAACTCATCGTCGCACTATATAATCGCAAACCATCAATGAAAATGAATACAACTCTCCAAGAAAGAGTTCAGTGTAGCGCTGATCCGGTTTGGCGCCATCTCGGTGGAACCACACAAAAAGCAGATTGTGATGTTACCATCGGAATCGAATGTTTCTCAATAAGCATAAAAAACCACGAAAATACGGGAACGTTTGATTGGATCAACACCAGCAAATTGGCCGAATTCAATCCCGAACTGGGTGCTTCTATTAAAACATCCATTGACCAATTCAAAACCGCAAATCGCGGAAAAGATGTGACCCCTACATTGCGTTCAGAAGTAGCCAACATATTCGACGCTGAGTTCGATAAGATTTCGAGTGACCAAACCAAAAACCTGTTGTGGACATTATACACAAAATACCCCGAATATGTTTTAGTCAATCATAAAAAACACAAAAAACTCATTACATATCCCAAAGAGGACAATTTTCCCGAGTTTGTCGCCCATCGCGATTGGGATTACTATCTAAAAAAGTCCAGAGCCAAGACTAGTCGCGCCATATGGCGTAGAAAAGACGGAATCGAAGTAAACACCCATTTACGTATACGATTGGTTCTAAACAATGGAGTAGGAGCTCTTTTAGGAAAAAGTGAAAAAAACAAATGTTCGATTCCTTGTCTAAAAATCCAACAGGACAATGTTGACGCATTGTTGGGTTCTTTAGTAAATAGTATAGTCGACGATGTTTCCAACATAGACATCGACGAAATCAATAAAAACACGAGTCTAGACATTCTCGCTGAAGTATGCAGCCAAGCACAGCCTATGGCTGAAATCGCGATGTAACGATTTGTATAATATCCGTATTCGCATCATTCAATAAACAACCACGCCCTGTATTCACACATGCACTTGCCGTTGTTCCCGAACCGCACATCGGGTCCAACACCAAATCTCCTTTGTCCGTGCTAATCTCAATCAGTCGTTCAAGTAGTTTCACGGGTTTGGCGGTCGGATATTTCCGACCTTCCGATCCCTGACTGATCGAGTGTATATCGTCCCATAAATCCGTGCAAGGTTTGCCCGGATTTTCAGAGAGATATATTTTTTTATATAAATTACCCCCCTCTTTTTTCGGCAAATGAAGGCGGTCTTCATCGCGCAACTTCGCCAATTCACTTTCTTTGATCCGCCATCCGGATGGAGGATTAAATGTGAAACCCCCCACTGAAAAGGAATACATATAGCCTTTTTTCGTCTTCTCTGTGACCAAATGTCCAAGAGAATAATTCCCGCGCAATTCGTCGCGGTTTTTGAATGAATTTTTCAAATAAGTGGCGTCTTTTTCTTGTAAAACTACATTGAATTTGTGTTTTTCCTTTTTGTTGCATTTGAAAATAATATCAATCGTCGCCCCCAATTTGTTCTTCACGTTGTTCTTGGACCGGCATTTTTTCCAGAAAATGGGCGTCACGACTGGGAAATGATGTCGCAACACTTTTTCGGGAATAAACATACATACTGCGGAAATATGGAAATACAGCGTTCCGTCGTCTTTTAGAACCCGTTTCAAAGATTGTATAACGATGTCCAAGAATTGTTCATAAGAGGCATTCGTCCATTTGTCGCCAAAACCGATGTCTGAATCGACGCTCATACTATAATTTCGATCGGAATTGAACGGTGGATCCAAGTAAATCATAGAAACCGATTTTTCATCCAATGTATTCGCATAGGTCGCACAATCGCCAATCTGTAAAGAAACGGATGGATGGGGATTATGAATTGTGGTAGGCATATTTTGCTGTATTTGTATGATATATACACAAATACAGTATTCATTTAAATCAATTTTGTAATCATCATTGTATACGAACCTTGTCCAAAATACATAGCATCAATAATTTCTCGCATCTATATTCGACTTTAATTTTATGAAAATGCATTACTATATTCGCCTTGCATATTTCCGACAACTGATTATTTTGTTTAATCCATTGAATGAGATCCAGACAAGACAATCCGTTTTCGTAAGCGTCAGTAACAATGCCTATACGTTCAATTTGTGTAATATCCGAATGTATTCTCAAATCAAACCAAGAATTGTGATTCGTTATGGGTCCATAATCGTGTTGTAAATGGAATTGATGTAAATTTTGCAAATGACCTTGCTCATCAATATGTTCAGGGACGTAAATTTCACAAAATCGCGATAAAATGGGGGTAAGAAGTTTGTGTTTATTTTCTACAACAACAAAAAAACGAGTGTTATAACTAAACAATTCAATACAGCGACGTAAGGCCGATTGAGCGTCAATCGTCAGACTATCTGCATTAAACAAAACAATGGATTTGAATTGAATACCTTGCGTTCCTTGGACGTTTGTTTTTGCAAAAAATTTGAGTTCGTCGCGAATGAATTTAATGCCTTTTCCGTGCGCACAATTCACAAACATAACGTTGGTCTTTAATTTATGTTTTTCATTTTGGTATATTTTGTTAATGAAATTATAAACAAGAGTTCGTTTTCCCGTTCCAGTTGAACCGTGGAATAAAAGATGAGGAATGCGCCGAGAAGACAAGAAACCGTCTAATTTCTTTTTAATATGTTGATGTAGTTGAGGTATTTCTTGGACAGTTTCCATTATTATAATGAAAGAGGGAACATTTATATTCCTTTTGGAAGTTGTTAGTTTTATAGGTAGGGTAGGGGGATTATATGCGGAACACAATACCCCCATAATGAGGAATTTACTTTACTCCAACTTCACAATCTTGGACATCGCCTTTGTTTTCACATATCGTTCCGATGCCATTGTTCTCCTACGTAAATTGCATTTCAAACAAGCAATGACCACATTTCCGTGATTATGACCCAATGAATTATCTAAACGTTCCAAAGTCCATTGTTTGGGTTCTCGCACATGTTCATATAAGAGCTGCGTCGTTTCTTTACAATAGTAACATTTCATGTCTGTTTCACGAAACAAGTCCAAGATTTGTTGAAATTGGATAAATTGGTCCCTCAAATATAACCCTTTTAGGCGATCCTGGGATGCATATCCAGAAATCTTGGACCGAACTTGTTGAGAAATCAGTTTTGATGTATCTGAACTAGTATCATCATCTTGCAATAGTTCATATAGCCCACACGCTTCTTGTTCAACTAATTGGTCTGAAATAGTCGCCCAATAAGGTTTTTTGGTAAAAACACGTTGTTTTTTGGGTTTTTCGGTAGTCACCTTCTTGGTTTTCTTTGACACTGTAGTTTCAATCACTATATGTTTGTTTGTGTTTTGTTCATCCATAATATAGTAAATAGAATACTATATTGTGTCTATACCGCATACGACAAATCATTGTAAATTAAAAAGCAGGACTGTCTGTAAACACTTGCGTGTTCGCAGAATTGAGCACCTTGGTTTCCGTTACCACATTGAAAAAATCGGAAATGGTTCCACTACATTGAAAATAGATAAACGTGCCTATAATGGAACACACCATAACAACTAAACCATCACGAACCGTTTCCTTCAAAGGTTTCGGGTCTTCATTCAAATAGCGAACTTCAATAAACTTCGTCAAACAAAAAAGCACTGTAATAAGAACGGCTACAACGAATACTTGTTCCATAACGCCTAAATATATGTTTATAATGATTTTTTGTTGTTTTTTATAACGCATCGACGAGCATTACACTGTTTTGTGGTGTTCATATTTCATATGAAGCAATACCTTTGCGACTAAATTCCGTGTCGCGGTGTGTTCCGTTTCATTCAATTTCGGAACAGTGTATGATGTGGTTGAGTTCATTCCCTGTAATAAGACTGCCGCTGCAGATTGACGAACGGGGTCTTCTACTGTCCAGTTTTCCCCCCCTCCTGCAGCACTCAGTAGAAATCCCATTCCTCTGTCTGCATAAAAGGAAAGATACTTTTGCATGGCAGGACATTCTGTGTGAAGTTGAGAACAATAAGTAGTCATATTTGATTTATTGGTTGGAGTTTATGATATAAATAAAAGGCCCTTCAATTTTATACTTCCAAATGGTCCGGATTCATTACACTCAATTTGGGTTGTTTCGCGGGTGGCGAAGGCGAAGTATGTGATACTGTTATAGGAGTTTCTACTATTTCGATCATATCAACGTGGCCTCCATCAGAGCTACATTCCATACACGTTAAACATCCCATAACACAAAGGCACATACATATAATAATCGCAACAATTTCCTCCATAATAAGTTCGGTTGTTAATTTACAACCAATCAATTACATTCTACAAATCAATTTTACGAACCGCGATGATTCGGTGAAATAGCCATATCCAAATATCTTTACTATGTAAAAATGGACGATTTTGTGATTTCCAACCTGCACGAAGCTCGCAACGAATGGTGTAGCCGTTTAGTCAGTATTTTCAGTCCTTTAGTGGATGAAGGCATCCGTTCTATTTTCAATGAAGCGTGGAAAATGTGTGTTGATACAGACGAAATGGGCAAATATTTAATGACTTTTCAAAACCTACTCTCACGTGTTCCTAAATGGAACAATGTAATTGTTGAAGAAGAGCGCCAGAGAATTATTGAGCGTTCGGGATGCAATTATTTAGAAGATTTGATTACTTGTGTTCATATTATTCAACTCAAGGTGCTTACCTGCATTCGTGTAGGCAATAAGCAAAAGAAGATTGATATATCCATACCTAAATTGGACAGCTTTATTCACAAGGTATATATTCACGTTGCGAGAAAGGTATATATGAATGTCTATTTATTCGAGAAGAATGCGACGCCTTTGCATACTCAAAAAAATGCCCGTGAATTGGAGCAAATTATTCAAGAATGTATTTTGACTACTATTCGCGAAAGCATTCCAACGGAGGCGATTATTCGTGCTTATATGGATGAAAGTAATGAGCAAGAAGAAGAGGTATTTATTGAAGCGGTAAAAGAACCCGAGATGGTAAATGATGATAATGATGAAGAAATCGATGAGAAAAACAAAGACGCGGCAGCAAAAGAAGAGGAAGAAAGGGAGGAAATACCGATTGTCCCGTCTATCAAAAATATGGATGAAGAGAATGTAGTCACAAAATTATCGTTTAACGATATGGACGCCACAGTCAATGAAGATGGGAATGAAGAAATCGTCGAGGCACCAAAAACATTGGAGCGTTTAGAAGAAATCAGTGTTTCACGTGCATTGGAACGTCAAATGGAAGAAGACGACGATGATGAAGACCGTATCCAAATCCATACCGATAGTGTTGATTTGGCTGGTTTGGATGTCCTGGACTTGGAACCATCCTCAAACACATCTCCTAACGAAGCTGAAATATCTTTGGATATTGAAGAACTTTAGGCATTTGAATTCTTATAGATATAATAAAAACGTTTCATTTTTATTATACAATTTCAGTCGGTCAACCAATGTTGGGAATGTTTCCACCCTCAAAAGGAAGGGGTCATAGGCACAGTTTCCCCCAAAAGGAAGGGGTCATAGGCACAGTTTCCCCCAAAAGGAAGGGGTCATAGGCACAGTTTCCCCCAAAAGGAAGGGGTCATAGGGGAAAACTTGGTTTCCCCTATTTGGACTGTAAATATTCATTGCGAATATCAGCAGATTGTGCATTCTCTAACACAGCCTTTTCGTGTGCCTCTTTATCGTCGTCGTTTGCGACTTCGCGGCTTGCAAAATCGATTGTATCACGAACACCGACCAACTCGCCATCTTCGTTGATAGATTGAGTAAGAACATTGCCCGACTTCTCGGCCTTCTTAATATTATCCTCAATCGCCTTTTCTTTAGTGTCCTTAATACGCTTGTCAAATTCATCCTTTGCCTTGGCCTCGTTTTTCAACTTCTCTTGATACAATTGGTTCAACTCCTCCTCCATAAACTCGACGCGTCCGGTCTTATATGCATTAGGGTCCCACGGAAGCCAAACACCCACGGGTGCGACAAATATATCGTGATTGGAATCTTTCTCTCGCAACTTCTTGCAATGCATTTCGGCCTCTTCTTGTGTAGCAAAGTTGCCGCGGTTTTTCAATCCACGAACGGAAGTTTGAAAACCATGTTCTCGTTGAAAACGCTCATTCAATTTCTCCTCATTTTTATCCAAAAAATTCTGGAAATCATCTGTAACCGAAGCGGCCTTTAGGCGTTCTTCCTCTTCCTTACAAAAATCATTATAATCCGACATGGCGTCATCCACCTTTAAATTATACTTGTAAGAAATGAAATGAATAAAATCAGTGAATTTGGTCATAGATTTCGTAAACTCCCATTGTTGCACGAATTGGTCAAACAAGTATAACTCACGCTTTTCTAGAATCTTATCAGGAGATAAAAACGACATACAAGAGAATTTTTGACCGGCAATGGATGAATCTTCGTCCAACACATCAACATATTTAGGGTTTTTCTCCCCTGAGTCAAGAGTTCTACGTTCAAAGGAAGTCATTTAGGAACCGATTATAATGTTCTTATATGAGAATGTTTAAGTATTTTTGTTCATAATCTATCTTTTTGTTAATAAAACTGTGGCCTCTTTTTTTTCGCGTTGTATAGTATAATCCAGATTAGACAATGTTTGACTTTAGCGAACTTGTAAAGCGTGCTATTAAGTATTTGGTGGAGGGCCTTATGGTCGCCATTGCCGCCTATGCTATTCCTAAACACTCCCTCAAGCTTGAGGAGGTTATTATTATTGCTTTGACCGCCGCAGCCACATTCAGCGTCCTTGATGTCTTTGTCCCTTCCATGGCGACTTCTGCACGCGGTGGTGCCGGTTTCGGTATTGGCGCCAATTTAGTCGGCTTCCCCGGTGGTATGTAAATCAAATATTATACAATGTTAGTATGATGTAATAATCATAGTTATTTTTAACTATGATTATCTGTGAAAATAAGAGATTCCACAATTTGCTACTGGTATTTGGTAATAATATTATTGTTATAAATAAACTAAACCTACGTGATTTATATAACCACCATACAGATATGGATTTTTCTAAAGTTTATGTGCGAAACAGTGAATATCCAAACAAATCGTCCATTGCACTACTTACACCGAAAGATGTACGTACACTCACACAATACGGATTCTTCGTTTTTATTGAAATGTCCGAAACGCGCATCTTTCCCGATGAAGATTATTTAAATAGTGGCGGTATTCTAACTATTGAACCGTGGTATTCACAACTACATCACGATTGTCTCATTATTGGATGGTCTCCACCAGAAGAATTAGATAAATTGCATCAACATAGTCACTTGTGTGTTTCAAATCGCGCGACTGAAGAATGTTTGTCCAAGTTTGAAAATACACAGAGCTCGCTATACTTTTGTGAAACTGTGCTTCAATCCGACCTTTCGCTTTATACACTTGCAGGATATGTCGCAACTAGTTTAGGTCTTTCCCATTTATATGCGAGACTTGTGGAGCAGCGCACACTAGGCGAAGTTGGACAATGGAAAACAAAAGAGGCTTTATTGAAATTACTTACCTATTATTTCCATGACTGGAAAACAAATACCATTGGAATTTTAGACAACCATAGTCACTATGGAAAAGGTGTGATGTCTATGTTGAATGACCTTAAAATGGAATATACTCATATAGAGAAGTCCAAGATAGATACTATTCGCCAATTTGACGTTGTATTTATATGCAATAATGAATATCCTGAATGCACAAAAGAAATTTTAGACACAATTTACCATAAAGAACGGAAACACTCGGTGTGGATAGATGTTTCTGGTGAAATAACCAAACATTTACATTCATTTTGTCCAAGACATAGCACGATATATAAACCGGTCCTTGAAATTTGCGATACACTAGACATTATCGCATTAGACAATTACAATCTTCTATTTCCGGAGATTACAAGTATTGAGGTTTCTACAATGATTTTGAATATAGTCACGTACATTACTCCTTTACAAAAGGATGTGTGATTACAATGTTTTATCAAAGCATTTAGAAGATGGTCGTGTAACATGTTATACAATGAGTCTCCCTTCCGGTCTTTCTTTTCCTTCGAACCCATCCGACATTGAAAATGGGATTAAGCACAGTTTAGAGCGTTATGAAGAATGGCATCAAACTTTGTGTTCAAAAGTCTTTTCAACCAAGACCGAGTTTTTCGACTATTTTGCAATGACCGAACCTTGGGATTTAGAACAAGAGTGTTACGATTTTATGCAATATGTGCATCCAGACGAAGATATGAGAAATGCATCAATTTCCGCTTCTAAACAGCTTTCCGAATTTGGAAACAAATGGGCTATGAATATTGATCTATACAAGGCAATTCTCCTTTTTTATGAAACTTTCCTAAATGAATTCGAAGGTGAGGAGATCTTATACATGGAACGAACCATGAAGAATTACAAACATCGCGGAATTCATTTGGATGAAGAAACACGCAACAAATTGGAGGCTGTAAATACACAACTTTCCGAATTAGCTATTCAATATAGCGCGAATTTAAGCGACGTCAAGGATTGTCTGTATTTGTCCGAAGAAGAACTTAAGGGTGTAGATCGCGATTTTTTAGGCACATTGGACAAAAAGGATGATACATACAAAATCACTACCCAATATGATCACATTAATAAAATAATGCCTTATTGTGAAGTTGAGACTACTCGCAAATCATTGAGTCAGTTGTTTGGTATGCGCGGTAAGGAACCCTATAAGAACCACGAGCTTTTGCAAAAGGCATTGGATTTGCGCAAAGACAAGGTGAAAATGCTCGGTCACGCAAATTACGCTGATTATATTTTGTCCAATCGTAGAATGGCGAAAAACTCAACACAAGTGCGCGAATTTCTGGATGATTTAGTGGTAAAGATGCAAAATTCTTCCACACAAGATGTTCGAAATTTGGCTGCACATTTTGGAAAGGAAGAAATGGAAACGTGGAACTTATCCTATTACACAAACTTGTATAAGAAATCCGTATTGCAACTAGACCAACGAGAGGTGCAAAAATATTTCCCTTTAGAAAAGTTGCTTCCGAATTTGCTAGGAACATTTGAGACTATTTTTCAATTGCGCATTACTGAATGTGAATTAGAGGCATCCCAAACATGGCACAGTTCGGTAAAGTGTTATGCGGTGCATAATGCGGTTGAAGGAGAGAGTGAGGATTTGATTGGTCACTTTTATGTGGATTTGTATCCTCGTGAAGGGAAGTATGGACACGCCGCCGCTTTTACACTAAAGCAGGCTTATATGGATGATAATGGACGTAGCACGCCTGTATCTGCGATGGTGTGCAATTTTACCAGAGCCACCAAGGAAAAGCCTAGTTTGTTGACTTTTGGTGAAGTAGAGACTTTTTTCCACGAATTGGGTCATATTTTCCATCAATTGATGTCGAAAAACCGTTTTTCTATGTTTAGTGGAACCGCAGTAGAGCAAGATTTTGTAGAATGTCCAAGTCAAGCTCTAGAAAATTGGTGTTATGAACCCGAATTTTTAACTCGTATCAGTAGTCATTATGAGACGGGTCAAGTGATGGACGAAGATATGATGAAGAAGCTAAAGGACAACAAACAATTGTTCAACGGATTGCATTATATTCGTCAATTGCAATTTGCCCTTTATGATATGGAGTTGCATTCCTCGTCAGAACACAGAGATGTGATTACTACATATGATGAGTTTCAGTCAAAATATAGTCCACTAGTGCATTGTGAAAGTTGCATGGCGGCGAATTTCGGACATTTGATGGGTGGATATGAAAGTGGATATTATGGGTATTTGTGGAGTGAGGTATATGCAGCCGAAGTATTCCAAGTATTTAAAAACAGTGGTGATATTTTCAACCGCGACATTGGATTGCATTATCGCAGATGCATTTTGGAAAAAGGTGGAACACAAGACGGTTTTACAATGATGCAGAATTTATTGGGTCGCATGCCGAACAATGAGGCCTTTTTTGCTACGATGTAATAAAGGACTTATGCTAAATTATATTTTTCTAATAGTGGTTCAATGCCTTTGTAAATCAAATACCGAACTTCTCCATCGGATAGTGGGTCGTAATAAAACACAATATTTTGAAAAAACAGATATTGGAAAAAAATGATACAACTACCGAATAGTGTATAATGGCCTATTTTCCAACAATAGTCCTTATGTTTTGTTTCTTCATAATGTGGGGATTCACTTTCATCAATGGACCCCTTCCTATACGAACGCGGGTCATCATTTCTCAATGGAATACAATCACCCATTTCAATTTCTTGATTAAGACCGCGTTCTTTTTGCATTTTTTGATATTGTTGATATTTACATTGCGCTAAAAAGACCAAAACACTTAAAAACGCCAATGCGCCCCAATATTCAATAGTTTGGATAAAAAGTTCGTCATTTTTCTCCATTCGCCTTGCCTCGTCTTCATTGCTTTTGTTATACAATTGTAATTCAAGACTTTGTTCAACGGAGGATGTTTCGCCGAATAATGCACTGGTGATATACTGAATTGTTTGGGGAGTTGCTTCATTTTGTATTAAAAATGCGTCGAATTTTTGCATTGGTTCATTTGCTAATTTACGCACCGTTTTTTCAAACATTTGGGTCTCCATTGGACCCACGTAGTAAAAAAAGAAACATATTTCAAGGATGGCTATTCCGGATACATGAAATAATATAGAATACATCTGGTTCTATATTATTATGGGAAAAAAGGAATGTGTAATCTAATACCCTTTTTATTAAATAAATACGTGGAGGGGATGACCATTTTCATGTCACTCCTATGTTTATCAACACCCTTACTAATATCAAATACAACAGTGTTCGGGTTGTATTTAGAGATTATTATACCGTCGGGAAAAATTCCCAATCCAAATGCCCGCATACTTTCTTCCATATCATATCTTGTTCCAATTGTTTTTCCCGATCTTTCATCATAGGAATATACGGCAAATATTGTGTCTGATCCAAGAGTGTGCATAATTGATATAGCGTATATGTATAATTAAAGAAATTCGTCCTATTTGCAGGACAATGCACTGCCCACGGTTTTTGAATTTCAATGAACAACACACATAATGTTTCGTGTAATTCCTCATTCATAATGGGAGGTTTCACGCCAAATAGAGAATTGATATATTGAATATGTTCGAAATATTTGTTGAGACCCAATTTCCGCAAAATCTCGCGCATTTTGTCGTAATTGATTTGCTTCATGTCTGTAATGCGCTCTTTCTTAATACGCGCCTTGATTTGTTCTATCACTTCTTCGGGAATTTGCGTTGTTTCTTTGGCTTGGAATTGCGACAATATTTCTTTGAAATGATTGAGACGAATATAAGCCGTGTAAGATACTTCATTCGGCGGGTCTTTGTTATTCGGTTTGGAACTATCCACAATATAGGTAATAAATCGACCACATTGAGTATTGTTGCATATTAAAATTCCCTCTTCATCTTGTGCGACCATTTCCCCCTTCTCGCATACATCACATACATCGGACGTGAGTAAATAATCTTGTGGATTAGTGAATTCACGATTCACATTTCGCCAATATTCAATATACATTTTCTTTGACTGGCTGTATTTATCCACATCCTGCCTTTCGGGGTTGGTCGATTTCACTTTGAAAAAGGAATTCAAGACTGTGACGTTTTGTGTCGGTTCTCCTGATGAGATTTGCTTCTTTTGCTCAAAATAATCGAAAATATATTGGGAATTGTCCAAGAGATATTTGTTTTTTTGTTCTTTTAGGCGTTTTATAACAACACGCTTTTCTTTGATTTGATCCTTCATATCTAATTTCAGTTCAATTTGGTTTTTCTGGAGAGACTTTATTTGCGTTTTCAATTCTTCGATTTCTATTTGTAATTGGGGGATGGTTTCGGTTTCATTTTCATTGAATAAATCTAACATTTCCGTATGTTTTTCATCAAGAGAAGTCATTTGTTTGGCTTGGACTTTTTTTGATGACAGGGCCATGATTTTTACAATATATGATAAAAATCGGAGTCAATGTTTATGTTTGTTGTGTGAGAATTTATTTAGTTACTTGTGCAATTATTATAACTTATGTGATTATTATATAATAAATATAATAAACAGGAGGAATGAAAGCAAATAGACCCGGAGTAAAAGCAGTAGCAAGTAGACCCGGAGTAAAAGCAGTAGCAAGTAGACCCGGAGTAAAAGCAGTAGCAAGTAGACCCGGAGTAAAAGCAGTAGCAAGTAGACCCGGAGTAAAAGCAGCAGCAGCTGTTATACCCGGGAGAAAAGCAGCAGGTGGTGGACCCCCATTAGAAGCAGCCGGTGGTGGAATACCTTATCAGAATGTTAAAATAGAATTAATTCACATAATCGCGTGGTTAATCGATTTTTTACACGATGCATCCGAAGGAGCTGAGATGATTGCCGATTTTCAAACTACATTTGCATTATATAAAGGAGTATGGATTTCTACGTTTGGGAGCTTATTTCCCGAGTTAGAGGCTAATTTAGATTTCTTGCAGCAATTCACAGAAACCTCATCTGGGTTTTTTACAGAAGCAAAGAAATTGTTATACAAATACAATGTAAACAAGGGACAGTATCTGTTTTATACAAATCAACAAGGTTTGATTAAACCAGTATTGGAATTTGGAATAACTGATACAGAAAGTGGTACAATATTAAATGATACAGATCCAAAACACTTTTTAAACATTATGCAGGCACAAACTGGTCTTTCTAACGCCGCTATGGTTGATCCAAACAATACTATTATAATTATGCCCGATGCATTGAAACGTGCAATTGCAGGTTTTTCAAATATGTTAAAACAGTCTACTGATGAACAGGTGGAAAATCGTAAAATTACGGTTTCTGTTTCGGATGGGAAAACACTTAGTTCGATTTACGATAGTGCTACCGGCAATACATTTCCACCATCAGAAGCAATGAATGAGAGTGCTAAATCTATCATAAATGAAATCCAAGGACAATTTCAAAATGCTTATGGATTTACATTTACTGTTGCAGATACAAATTTTCTTCAGCTTATGTTAAAACGGGAACAACCAGACTACAATGGTAATGCCGTGGTTATACCCTTATTTAAAAATATATTAAATATATTGAAGTTTGCGTGTCCTCAATGGAATGTTGATACGATTGATGAAAATACTGGTAATACATTCAAACAGATTGCATATGACCACGGTATGGACCAAATAAACAGATATATAGAAAGTGTAAACAAACAACGAGCAAATATAACAAAACGTCAACTATATGATGCTATGACCATGATAAGTAAGGTGTTTGCTAATCAGATTCGAATTAAAGAGGGAAGTCTGAACACTGTGGAGATCAATGAATTATCTGAAATATTAACCGAAATGAAACCACCACCACCCGCTACGGTTGATGTACCAGCAGAAGTACAGGGAATGCGTAGATCATCACGAGAGTCAAAAGCTCCTACAACTTTCGGTGATTTTCAAGATGTATCTGATGAATCAATGCACGGATTTACACGTTGCAATGAGAGCATAGATGCGTATACGGCGTGTGCATTGAATTTTAATACTGAGACAGGGAAATTATTTAGTCCTAGTAGATCAAAGACTATATCAGATATAGTGCTCGGAGGAAACGAAGGAAACGAAGGAAAAAAGAGATCACGTGATGAAACACCTATTACCCTCGGGTTGAACGTGGAAATGATTTCAGCAGGAGAAAGTATGGGCAAAGTCATAGATGATGGCGATGTTGAGTCATTAAGACACTGGTTGATGAGAATATTTTTATTTATGCGAGGTTCTATGGGGCTTTCATACGCTGCTCTAGATAATAATGACGGCCAATGTGGAATAGATGTTGAAACAACAGGAATGATGGAATCCGAATTAGAGACGTTAATTGAATTTGGACAAGTGGTTTTAGACGTAGGAACTCTTGATGGTAATGTTACTGAACATACTGATTCTAGTATAGCAGCAATTGCTGCTAAATCAACAAATGCACTATTGCCTACAGAACAAGACGTAGGGAAACAATCTCGTAAAGACGGTGCAAGTGTAGAGAACAAAACAAAAATTGAAGAAAAAATATTATCACTTATTCCGCAGAAATCAAAGTCGAACAAAAGATCCAAAAAAATGTCCGCGGGTAATGAGGTTAATACAGAATTATTTAGTAAATTATTTCGCATAGCGTCGGGTAAAATATTTGCCGATGGGATGCAACCATTAACTACAAAATGGATTAACAGCATATTAAAACCCAAAGCTTCTGCAGCTATACTAGCAACAATGGATGGATTATGTGCATTAATAACAATGTTATATGGGGAACAAGTACTGCTAGAAATGACTGCATCGGGCACTCTGCAACACGTACGGTATTCTTTACTAGCTGAAATCGCAAGATATATATGTCGTATTCGTTTGGTTCCAACAAATGTCTCTCAATCGCAGTTCAATAGAATGTCTCTGTTAGAAAAGCTATATTATAGTGATGTTGTAGACGACTCTAGTGATATAATTGCTTTGGATATACATATTAATCAATTACCAGGTATAACCCAAAACATCATTGAACGCGGTCAGGAGTTTATTGATGCTAGAATGAACCAAATCGATTCCGAAATAGCGTCAGTAGCATCTGGCGTAAAAATGAATCCAGATGAAGTTCTCCCACTAGTGTCTAAGGAAGCAGCTGCAAACGATATTACAATAAAGTATGATAATTGTGCACAGATGATCGCCAGTTTATTATTAAACTACAGAGATACATTATTGAAAAATGAACAACTTACTCCCCAGCAATCTGACCAATTCTATCTAACATTATGTCGGTATTGCAAATGTTATAATGACGAAATTTTTAATAAATTGAAAGATGAAGATCAGCACCTAGGTGTATTAAATTATGTTACTTATACATATTTCAATGATACTACAAGTATGCCGTGGGTGCAGGGTGTAAAATTAGAGAAAGCATATGATACTGCACTTGAACAGTTTCCAAACGCTAAAGGTGATTCGCTGCTGAAACAGCTAGAGCAATATAACAAATTAGTAGAGTCACTAGGAACTGAAACGTGTACTGCATATTATGAAGCTTGGAAAAGTAAACCAGCATTACAATTTTATAGGGAAACGAAGGGAGGAAGCACATTGAAAAAGCGAAAGATGCGAAAAAATAATACAAAAAGGAAGAAAACAAAACAAAAAAGGATCAAGCAAGCAATCAAAAGGACCCGTAGAAATCGCAAATAAATAGTATCATATTGAATATATAAAAATTTCTATTCAATATGTCCGAACTTCGTGTAGAAATACCAGAAACCGTCCAAGTCCCATCCAAACAATTCAAAATCATGGTATTTTTAACAAATGCTTTAGAAAAGGGTTGGACAGTGAAGAAGAAAGACGCCGAATACATTTTCACCAAAAAACACGAAGGAAAACGCGAAATATTCAAAGAAAACTATTTAGAAACTTTCATTCAATCCAACTTCGATATGGACATTTTGCAAAAAACGCCATAAATATCCATATATAATATGTTTCAATTATACGTTATTATTTTTTGCACCACTGCATAATCCGTGTAAACATTGCATTTTCGTAATAATTTTTGTATTTTTACGAAGAAAAACATATAGACCGAAGTGAGAAATTGGATATTCCCGTAATGTTTTTCATTTAGGCATTTGTCTTTTTGGTGCTTGGACGTTCCTCCTTTATTTAGCAAAATAATCATTTTTACAATTTTATGCACATTTTCGTTAAAAACATAGTTATGCCGTGTTTATGCAGTGTTTTCACCCGATTTGAGCGATAATTTCTGTAAAATGGAGCGTTATTTTTGAACAATTTGTCGCAATTAAATGCCTTTTCCTGAAATTATTTTCTAAAACAAGATATATATAAGAAGCAATGGCTGGAGCACTCATGCAACTCGTCGCCTATGGCGCCCAAGACGTATTCCTTACCGGTACCCCCGAGATCACTTTCTGGAAGGTGTCCTACAGACGCCACACCAACTTCGCTATGGAGAGCATTGAACAGACCTTCTCCGGTCAGGCCGATTTCGGTCGCCGCGTTACTTGCACCATCAGCAGAAACGGTGATCTTTGCTACCGCACCTACTTACAAGTTACACTTCCCGAGATCAACCAATCCATGAAGACCAAGGACGAAGATGGTGTCTATGCACGCTGGTTAGACTTCATCGGTGAGCAACTTATTGCCCAGGTTGAGGTCGAGATTGGTGGTCAACGTATTGACCGCCAATACGGTGACTGGATGCACATCTGGAACCAACTTACCATGTCATCTGAGCAACTTCGCGGTTACCACCAGATGATCGGTAATACCACCCAGCTTACCTACATCACTGATCCTTCCTTCGCCAACGTGAGCGGTCCCTGTTCCGCCGCTGGTGGTCCTTCCCAGGTTTGCGCTCCCCGCAACGCTCTTCCTGAGACCACTCTTTACATTCCTCTTCTTTTCTGGTTTTGCAGAAACCCTGGACTTGCTCTTCCTCTTATTGCCCTTCAATACCACGAGGTCAAGATCAACATTGATTTCCGCCCCATCGGTGAGTGCTTATGGGCCGTCAAGTCTCTTGCCTGCACCCAAGGTTCCGCATCTGTCTCTGCTGCCTACCAACAATCTCTTGTTGCCGCTTCTCTCTACATCGACTATGTCTTCTTAGACACTGACGAGCGCAGAAAGATGGCCCAGAACCCTCACGAGTATCTCATTGAACAACTTCAGTTCACTGGTGACGAGTCTGTTGGTTCTTCCAGCAACAAGATCAAGCTCAACTTCAACCACCCCTGTAAGGAGCTTATCTGGGTTGTTCAACCTGACGCCAATGTTGATTACTGTTCCTCTTTGGAGTGTGGTCAGACCCTTTACAAGACCCTTGGTGCCCAACCTTTCAACTACACTGATGCTATTGACGCTCTTCCCAACGCCGTCCACGCTTTCGGTGGCCCTGACCAAACCTCTGGTTCTGATGCCTTCATCACTACCGGTGGTCTTTTCCAGGACCCTGGAGCTATGGGTGCTACTGAAGACGGTAAGCAATGGGATCAATTCACCTCTGGTAAACCCAACATCTTCGGTGCTGAGACCTCTATGGGTGCTGCCGCCGGTGCTTCCCTTGAGGGTTCCTACGTCTCTGACGCCGGAACATTCGTTCTTTCCGAGACTGCCCTCGACATGCATTGCTGGGGTGAGAACCCTGTCGTCACCGCTAAGCTTCAGCTTAACGGCCAGGACCGCTTCTCCGAGCGTGAGGGTTCCTACTTCGATGTTGTCCAACCTTTCCAACACCACACCCGCAACCCCGACACCGGTATTAACGTGTATTCCTTCGCTCTTCGCCCTGAGGAACACCAACCTTCCGGAAGTTGCAACTTCTCCCGTATTGATAACGCCACCCTTCAACTTGTTCTTTCCTCCGCCACTGTCGGTGGAACAGCCACTGCTAAGGTCCGTGTTTACGCCACCAACTATAACGTGCTAAGAGTTATGTCTGGTATGGCTGGTATTGCTTACAGCAATTAAATACACAGTTTTTTACTTTGTGTTGTTTGTTGTAGTCGCATAATATTTGTATAATTGAAAAATCAGTAATTATACAAATCAATTACGCTTCGTTTTTTGCGTAAAATATATAGTCTATATATTCATTATATGTATCAATATCCGATCCAGTCTAAGGATTATCCTCAAGTGGTTCCCGCCTTTATCGAAGTTCAAAAAAAATCAAATGTAAAATATGAATGGGATGATATGAATAATGTCCTGACTTTAGACAGAATTCTACATTCGTCTGTGGTATACCCTGAAAATTACGGTTTTATACCCCAAACGTTATGTGGCGATGGCGACCCATTGGATGTTTTAGTATTATGTAGCCAGCCATTGCAACCAGGAACCATGGTCAACGTGAAACCCATATGTTATTTAGATATGGAGGATGAAAAGGGGCGTGATGAGAAGGTATTAGCCATAGTAAAAGATGACCCACATTATAAATATATTCACAATATGGATGATTTATATACTCATAAAATGGACGAAATTACCGAGTTTTTTGAAACATATAAAAAGTTGGAACAAAACAAATGGGTCAAAGTCGGTGCATGGTATAATCTGGATGATACGTTAAAACTAATTCAACAAACGCATTCGAAGTATTTGTCCAATGTAAAAATCATTAAATAATAAAACGTATTTAAACAAAACGTGTAAAATATGTTTATTAGAATAAATCATGTCTATGCGAAGTTATCAATCGAAAAAATTACACACACAAAATGATTTGTTAATGAATTGTCTTATGGATTTCTATGAGGATAAAAGTCGATTGCGCCAAATGATGGGAATTATTAATGGTGAGTCCAAAATATCACTCCGCATTGTGGATTGGTTTGTGACGAATTATGCAAAAATGAAGTATACCATTTACGAACTTACATCAAATCGCGATGGAGATAATTCCGTACAACGCTTCAAAGTATATAATGATTACAAATTGAAATTAAAAGCATATTCCAAGCGCAGATTTGACCCATTTTGTCGATGGGAACGTATTAGTATTCCCTATGAAGAAAACACGTGTATGGAGACGACGATTGGCCAATTAAACTTTTTCAAGTGGGCGATCGAGAACGGCATTATTGATTATATTACTGAAAATTATGATGATATTGAACAAGATATGAATTCCCGCAATAGTATTTCGAAAAAGAAAAATAGTCCGTCTAATCGTGATGATGATAATTCGGAAACGACGAACATTACTTTAATTAACGATAAAAACGGAAAGACTCGAAAGAAGCGCGAAGAACTTTCAATATCTGCCTGTAAATGTATTAAAAAGGAGAATGTGAAAATCATTGTCTCATTCAATTAGTGATAACATAAAAGGGGGTCTCATATAAGATATTATATTTGTATAAGATCTTATGTAATAATATTCTATAATGTTACGTGAATTGCATCAGTGGATTCAAACTATCTTCATACCCACTCCATATGAGGAAAGTGAGGAAACTCCTTCCACTGAGGAAAGTGAGGAAACTCCTTCCACTGAGGAAAGTGAGGAAACTCCTTCCACTGAGGAAAGTGAGGAAACTCCTTCCACTGAGGAAAGTGAGGAAACT